TCAAGGACGCCGACGGCCGGCCACTGAAGGACGACGGGAAGCTCGGCCCGAAGACGACCGCCGCGGTCAAGGCCCCGCAGCAGCAACTCGGCGTGCAGCCCGACGGCAAGGTCACGCCCGCGCTCCTCGCCCAGATCAAGGCCATGAAGTCGCTCCCCGCCAAGAAGGCGGCAGCTCCGACCCTGAAGAAACGGAGCTCCGCCATGGACTTCTGCGTCCGCTCGTTCGGCTTCCAGTTTGAGGGGCGCGGCCGGCGCACCCCGGACGGCCGCACACTGGAGGGCTACGCCGCCGTCTTCAACAGTCCCACCCGAATCGCGGCCGTCGGCGGCGACTTCGACGAGGTCATCTCGCCCGGGGCGTTCACCCGCTCGATCCGCTCCCGGATGCCGGTCCTGCAGTTCGAGCACGGCCGTGACCCCCGGGTCGGCGCGGTGCCGATCGGCTCGATCGAGGACCTGTCCGAGGACTCCCAGGGGCTGCATGTCCGGGCGGTCCTGTTCGACAACCCGGTCGTCGAACCGGTCCGCCAGGCCATCGAGGGTCGCGCCATCAAAGGCATGTCCTTCCGCTTCAACGTCGTCGACGGCGGCGACAGCTGGGCCCGCCGCAACGGCGCCATCGACCTGCGGACCGTCGGCGACGCCGACGTCCACGAACTCGGCCCGGTCGTCTTCCCGGCCTATGACGCAACCACCGTCTCCGTCAGGTCCCTCCTCGCCCAACTCGGGCCCGAGGAGCACCTGGCGTTGCTGCGTGAACTCGCCCATGACCTGCGATCCGCAGATCTCACAGACCTCACCGGGCAGCCGGCCGCGCGGAGCGGTGGCAGCGGTGAAACCGGCGCGGAGCCGGAGCGCAACGCACGACTCGAACCACAACTCCATCTCCGTCAGCGCCTCGATGATGGCGCGCTCCGTGCAAGGGGAATCCTGCTGTGACCATCGACATCCTGCCCGAACTCCGGGACAAGAACCCGGACGACCTCGGCAACACCACACCCGACGAGCTGCGGGGCATGACCCCCGACCAGCTGCAGAAGTACCTGGAGGTTCTCGACGCGCACCTGCGGTCGATCCACCAGGACGAGAACACCGGCGAACTCCGGGACAAGACCCCCGACGAACAGCGGGCCTTCGACTACGGCCTGCGGCTCCGCGACTTCGCGATCAAGAAGATCGAGGAGCACCGCGGCCTGCAGGAGGTGTTCTCCCGCCGGCCCAAGGCTGTCGAGGCGGCGATGCTGAACCTGCAGAACCGTGACCGGCAGGACCCGTACGGCGACGTGCGCCGGATGAACAACCCGGAGGCCCGCGACCGGGCCCTGCGGATCCTCGACGACCGCAACTCCTCGATGCACCTGCGCCCCGAGGAGAAGGACGAGGTCGAGCGGCAGATCCGCACCAGCCCCGACATCGCCCGCCGGATTCTCGTCACCGAGAACGACGACTACCGCACCGCCTGGATGAAGCTCGTCACCGAGCCCCACCCGATGCTCTCCCCCGAGGAGCAGCACGCCGTCCGCTCGTTCAACGAGTACCGGGCCGCGTCCGAGGGCACGACCACCGCCGGCGGGTTCGGCATCCCGGTCTTCATCGACCCGTCGATCATCATGACGGCGCAGGGCTCCGGGAACCCGTTCCTGCAGCTCGCCCGGCAGGTCGACGTCAACACCAACATCTGGAAGGGCGTCAGCTCCGCCGGTGTCACCTGGTCGTTCGACGCCGAGGCCGCCGCCGTCTCCGACGACATGGCGACCCTCGCCCAGCCGACCGTCACGGTGTTCATGGCCCGCGGGTTCATCCCCTTCTCGATCGAGATCGGGCAGGACTACCCGGGCTTCGCCTCCGAGATGCAGGGCCTGCTCTCCGCCGGCTACGACGAGCTGCTCGTCGACAAGTTCACCCGCGGCTCCGGCTCCGGCGAGCCGAAGGGCATCCTGACCTGCCTCTCGGCGAACACCAACGTCCGCGTCCGCGCCGCCACGAACGTCGGCGCGATCTCCGCCTCCGACCCGTACAACCTGTGGCAGGCGGTTCCGCAGCGCAACCGCCGCAACGCGTCCTGGCTGATGAACGTCAGCCTCAACAATGCGATCCGGCAGCTCGGCACCGCGAACGTCTACCACGCCTCGACGGTCACGCTGCCCGACGGCGCGGTGGAGATGCTGTTCAACCGCGGCGTCTACGAGAGCCCGTACATGCCGTCCCTCACGACCACGACCACGGCGACCGAGGGCTACGTCATCGCCGGCGACTTCTCCAACTACGTCATCGCCCGCCGCGGCGGGATGAGCGTCGAGCTCATCCCGCAGATCTTCCAGCAGGCGACCGCCGGCTCCGCCTACGGCATGCCGACCGGCCAGCGCGGCTGGTTCGCCTACAGCCGTATCGGTGGCTCCTCGGCGAACGACCTCGGATTCCGGCTGCTCGTCAATACCTGAGCCGACGGGGCGGGCCGCCGGCGCGCCGGCGGCCCGCATCAGGGTGACCACGTTCTACCCGCCAGCGAAGGAGGCCACACATGGCCGAGAAGAAGACCAATGAGACGAGCACGTTCACCTCGACCGGGGCGTCGCCCAACGACTCGACGTCGCTGCCGCTGTCCACCACGGCGCCGCTCGCCGGCGAGTCCAGCGATCCGGCCGTGCATCAGCTGCTCGCCGAGCGCCAGGCGCTGCAGATGAACCGCGACACCATCGCACCGCCCGTCGACAAGGACGCCCTCAAGGTCGTCGACGAGCAGATCGCCGAGGTCGACAAGCAGCTCTCCGACCTCGGGTACGCGCAGTAGCAGAACCAGCACCAGCATTCGACGCCCTCGCCTGATCGACGAGGGAAGGAGACCCCGGACCCTCCAGGTGTCCGGGGTCTCCGCCTACCTGGAAGGACAGCAGCACATGAGCATCGTCTACGCCGTCGAGACGGCAACGGTCGCGCTGACCACCGGCGACACGTTCACCGTCCACCGCGGCCAGAAGTACTCCACCGGCCTGCAGGTCGTCCGCGAGCAGCCCGGGTTCTTCTCCGACGACCCGCAGACCGGCATGGAAGACGGCCCTGTCGAGACCGCGACGGCAGCGCCCGGCGAGCGTCGGAACGCGCGCCGTGGCTGATACCGTGCAGAGCAGAGCAGCTCACGACACCACGCGGGTGGAACGTACTCCAAGGTCTACCGAGGATGGGCTCGGGCGTGTGGGAGACGGCCGGGCGGAGGCATCCGTACCGGCCGTCGATGCTGTAGTCCTCGCCTACGTCGTGTCGAACGACGTCGCCTACTCCTGGCACCGCAGCATGATGGGCCTCGTCGCCTACGACGCCGGGCACCACGGCAGGCTCCAGAAGCCCGGCGGGTACCTCGCCATCAAGTACGGCACCGGCGGCCTCATCGAAGCCCGAAACCAGGCCGTCCACGAGTTCCTCGAGGACTACACCGCCGACTGGCTGTTCTGGCTCGACACCGACATGGGCTTCCAGCCCGATGCTCTCGAACTCCTGCTCGAGGCAGCAGATCCGGTCGAGCGCCCGATCGTCGGCGGGCTGTGCTTCGCCCAACGCGAGGACGAGCCCGACGGCATGGGCGGCTGGCGCACCCAGCCCACACCGACCATCTACGACTGGATCACCCTCGACGACCAGTCCGGCTACGCAGTCCGCTGGGACTACCCCCTCGACACCGTCACCCAGGTCCACGCCACCGGATCGGCGTGCGTGCTGATCCACCGCAGCGTGCTGGAGAAGATGCGCGACGCGTTCTCCGACGGCACGATCCGACCGGCGTGGTACGACCGGCTTCCGAACCCGTCGACGAAGCAACTATTCTCCGAGGACCTGTCGTTCTGCGCCCGCGCCGGCGCGCTGGGGTTCCCGGTCTTCGTCGACACCCGGGTCAAGACCTCTCACTACAAGCACCAATGGGTCGCCGAAGAGGACTACATCCGGCAGCGGTACGTCCAGGCTGCCGTCGACAAGCCCGAAGGCTCGCCGCTCTCGGTGCACGTCGACGTCGAGGCGTCCCTCGAGACGCTCGCGCAGAACCGGCACGTCAAGCCCGACGGCATGCTCAAACTCGACGAGGACCTCGAGCGGTACCGGCAGCTCATCGAGGCGACCAAGCCCGAGGTGATCGTCGAAACCGGCACGTGGGGCGGCGCCTCCGCGGCCTGGTTCCTCGAGCAGGGCCTCGATGTCATCTCCGTCGACCTCAACCCGCCGCCCGCGGCGAACAAGGACCTGCTCGTCGACTGGGTCCAGGGCGACGCCAAGGATCCCGCCGTCGTGGACCGGGTCTTCGAGCTCGTCGCCGGCCGCCGGTGCATGGTGTCGCTCGACTCCGACCATTCCGGGCCGCACGTCGCCGAGGAGATCAAGCTCTACGGGCCGCTCGTCACCCCGGGCTGCTACCTGGTTGTCGAGGACGGCATCTTCGGCTACGCCACCCGGACCCTGCGCAACGCGCACGGCCTCGGCGAGATGGTCGGGTCGCCGCTGCACGCCATCGAGGAGCACCTCGACGGCAACCCCGACTGGTCGCGGGACATCGCGATCGAGCGCCTCTCGCCCGTCTCGCATCACCCGGCAGGCTTCTGGATCCGCAATGCCTGACCTCGTCGTCATCGTCCCGTCCCGCGGCCGCCCGAAGGCGGTCGCGGAACTGGCCGAGCAGTGCGTGAAGACGTGCACCGCCGACACCGTCCTGCTCGTCGTCGTCGACTCCGACGATCCGACCCTGCCCGAGTACCAGGCGCCTGCCGGGACCCGGGTGTTCTTCACCTGGGCGCCGCCGGACTCCGGCCACGTCGGGGCGATCAACTGGGGCGCCGCGCGGGCGCTCGAGGACTTCCATCCGTTCGCGATCGCCAAGCTCGACGACGACCACCGGCCCCGCTCCAAGTCGTGGGACGCCGATCTGCTCGCGGTGCTGCGGGAGATGGGCACAGGTATCGCCTACGGCAACGACCTCCTCCAGGGGCAGGGTCTGCCCACCGCGCCGGCCATCACCGCAGACATCGTCGAGGCCCTCGGTTACATGGGGCCGCCCGCGCTCAAGCACCTCTTCGTCGACAACTTCTGGCTCGACCTCGGCCGGGCCGCCGGCTGCATCCGCTACCTGCCTGACGTTGTTGTCGAGCACATGCACCCGCTCGCGGGGAAAGCGTCGATTGACGACGGATACCGGCGGGCGAACTCGGACGAGCGGTACCGCGTCGACGGCGGCGCCTACGCGGCGTACCTGCGAGGCGGCCTGCCTGCCGACGTAGCCAAGGTCCGGGAACTGCGCGACGCTGCATGAGGAGGTTGCCGTGAGCGTGCTCTACGCGACCCCTTCGGAGTTGGCGTCCTACCTCCAGCGGGACGTCGACACGTCCACGGCGACCCTTGCCCTGCAGACCACCTCACAACTGTTCGCGCTGCGGGCCAACACCGCGTTTCTGCCGACAACCGTCACCTATCAGGTCGAGGGCTACGGCTGGTCGCGGATCACGCTGCCATTTCGGCCGATCATCTCCATCCAGGCTGTCCGGATCGTCACCGCGTACAACGGCACCACCACGATCACCGACTACACCCGGATCAAGCAGACGCTCTACCGACTCGCGGGGTGGGGCGTTCGCTGCGCATTCCCACCCGACATGATCGAAGTCGACCTCACTCACGGCCTCGCGGCCGTGCCGGACGACGTCAAGGGCGCTGTCCTCGAATCGGCCGGCGCTGCCTACGCCAGCCCGGACATCACGATCAAATCCGAGTCCATCGACGACTACTCGGTCTCCTCGGCAGCCAACTCCGGAGGCGTGATGCTCTCCCCGGCTGCTGGGATGCTCGCCGACCTCTACCGCGGCACGTTCGCCGCCTGACCAACCACGGCCGGCGTGCCGGCCTCATCCGCACCGGATAAAAGGAGCACCACAATGGCCCGGTATGGCGCCACCATGTTGTCGCAGGCGGCGCAGCTTGCCGGCGTCAACTCGACCACAACCGTCAACGGCTACATCGGCTACTGGGGTGCCTCCGCCACCGCCGGCTACCGGCTCCGCCGCCTCCAGCTCGGTGTGATCGCCGGTGCTTCGGTGCCGACGTCGCAGCAGATCTCCGTCGGCGTCTACCGGCAGACCGTCGCCCCGTCCGGCACCGGCCTCGCCGCGGCCGTGCTCGGCCAGCCGTACGAGACGTGGACACTGCAGACCGACCCGACCGTCGGCGTCATCGCGACCACCGCCACGACGATCGGCACGACCGGCCCGACCCTGGCCACCAACCCGATCGCCGTGATCCCGTTCAACACCCAGTCGACGCTGGACCTGCCGTACGAGTTCACCGAAGAGCTCATCTGCGCCCTCGGCACCGCGAACGGGTTCGCGTTCGTCAACATCGGCAACACGCTCCCGGCCAGCCACCAGATCCGGCTCAACATCGAGATCGAGGTCTGACATGTCGGTCGGGTTCACGGCCACCAAGGCCGACATCGACGCCCGCGCCGGCCAACTGGTGATGGCGGTCCGGGACGGGCTGCTGCGGTGCGCCCAGTTCTGCGACCTGCTCAACGACACGTCGATCTTCGCCAATGATGCGGCACTGATCGCGCTGGGGTACACGCAGGCCGAGGTCACCACGCTCCGGGCGTCGTTCACCGACATGAAGGCCCTCTACAACGTGGCCAGAGCTTCGGGGACGGTGCCGTCGAACAACGACTTCTGGTTCAGCGCCAAGCACCTCACCGGCGTGGTCTGACCGAAGGGCGGCTAGGCCGTGGCCGCAGATGTCGCCGAGACCGTCTGGTACAGCGAAGACTCCGCCTCGCCGATCACGGTGTCCAAGCCGGCGTCGTTCGCGGCCGGCCAGATCCTCGTCGCCGTCATCATCCAGCACAACAACCCGTCGGCACAGTCGGACCTGACCACACCGTCGGGTTGGACACCGCAGGGCGCGCTGGACGGCACCACATCGGACGGCAAGGTCTTCTCCTACGTTTTCACCGGCTCCGACCCGTCCACGTGGGCGTTCCCGTACCGCTCCACCGCCGATGTCACCCTCGGCCTGTTCCGGATCACTGGCGCCGACACGACCCCGACGATCGTCGTCACCTCGACGCCGACCGAGACCGTCACGTCCTCGATGGACTCCCCGACGGTCACCCCGACGGGCAGCAACGACCTGCTGATCTGCTGCGTCGCACTCGAAGGCAACGGCGCAGCGTTCTCCGAGACCGACCCGGCCGGGATGACGGACCTCGGTCAGGTCCAGGTCGCCGGCAACAACTTCGCCATGGCGGCCTGCAAAGAGTTGCTGGCCTCCAGCTCGGCGACCGGGGTCCGGACCTGGACGAGCCTCAGCCCGACCGGCACCACCGGCGGCACCCTGTCGATCGCCATCAAGTCCGGCGCCTCCACGGTCGCTCCACCACCGTTCCCCGGCTCGCGCCGGCCGCGGGCACTGACGCCACGGCGTGGGCATGTGTTCATGCCGGTGCCAGCGCAGGTCATCGTCCCCAACCCCAACCTCGTGCAGGTCCTCGACCGCACCCGGCTGAAGTTCGCCAAGTACTTCCGCAACCGCGGTGCGATCCCGGTCCTGACCCAGATCGTCCCGCCGCCGGCATTCGTCCCGCAAACCCTGCGGCCGCGGGTCAAGCCTCTGGCCTTTCGCCGGCACGACGTCGGCGCGCCACCGCGGGAGCAGCTGCCACCACTGCCGTCCGTGGTGCGGCTGCGCGGGCGGCCGCCACGCTGGTTCCGCAGCCACAACACCGCACCGCCACCGGCCCAGACGGCACCGGCGCTGTTCGAGCGGATCCGGATCCGGGTCGCCCGGCTGTTCCGCGGCACGATCCGCCCCGTCGTCCCGCCGCAGGTCGTCGTCGTCCCGCCGCCACGCGTGGCGCAGGCGACCAAGGCCCGGCGCCAGCAGTTCACACCCCGACGACACCGCGGCGGTGTCGACGGCTGGCTCGTCCCCGCCGAACACCTGTGCATCACGCCGCGGCCGTCCACCGGCGTCACCGGCCAGCCCGACTCGGGCATCACCGCACGGCCGGATACCGGCATCACCGAGGCTCCGTGCTGAGGAGGTTGCTGTGTCTGCTGCCTCTATCACCCTCCGCGGCCGCGCGGCAGCGCTCGCACTGATGCAGGATGCGGTCACCGTCGCCCGGGCCACCGGTACGAGCACGGACACCGACACCGGAGTCGTCACACCGACGTACACGACGATCTACACCGGCGTTGCGAAGGTGCAGCAGTCGACACCGGCGTCGGGGCCGACCGAGTCCGGCGAGGCCGCGATCTACCTCAACCAACTGCAGTTGCACGTGCCGGTCACCGCAACCACCGCGCTCATCCAGCCGGACGACGTTGCCACCATCACCGCCTGCGTCCTCGACGCGGGTCTGGTCGGCAAGGTATTCGCCCTGCGCGCGCCGGCGCACAAGAGCTTCGCCACGGCGCGGCGCTTCCCGATGGTTGAGGCGGTCGGCTGATGGGCGTCAAGGTGACGGGCCTTGAGGAACTGACCGAGGCGCTGCAGCAGGCCGTCAAGGATGCCATCCCCGGGGCGAAGAAGATCACCGGCAAAGGGTCGAACAACATCAAGAAGGAAGCGAAGCGGATCATCAAGGCCGCCTCACATCGCGGCTACCTGCCGCACTACCCGAAAAGCATCACCTACGAGGTCACCGCCGTCGGCGCCGTCGTCTCTTCGGAGATCGGCCCCGAAGCGGAGAAGCTGCAGGGCGGCCTCGGCCCGCTGCTGGAGAACGGCTCCGTCAACAACAGTCCCATCCCGCACCTCAACCCAGCGCTCGACGGTGAAGAGAACACCTTCTACTCCTACATGGAGGAGTTGGGCGAGTCCCTGCTGGAGGGCAAGAGCGTCGACGGCCCGGTGATAGATCCGGGTGGTGGGTAGTGCCCATCGCTGACGGTCTCGACCAGGCGATCGCCAACGTCGCGCTGACCCTCCTCGCTGCTGACGTCGGGCCACCGGCGCTGGTCGTGTTCGACGGCGTCGTGCCGCCGAACACGCCGGTCAACGCTGGATATGTGCTCGCGTACTCCTACCTGAGCCGGCCCTCTGACGACCAGGACAACTCCGCCAACGGCCGCTCCGGGGTCTGGAATCAGCGCTGGATTCTCCACTGCGTCGGCGGCACCGCCGCGGCCGCCCGAGCTGTCGCGCAACGCGCCCGCACCGCCCTGCTGGACGTGCAACCCACGATCGTCGGGCTTTCCTGCGGGCGGATCCGCCTCGAGGAAACCCAGCCACCACAACGGGATGAAACCACCGGCGTGCTCGTCATGGACGCCGTGAACACATACAGCCTTCGCGCGACCTCGTAACTTCGCCAGTTGGCGGACCGTCCAATTTGGAGGTGCGCCCGTGGCGGCGCTCACATCAACCGTGCCCACCGCCGTCGGCGTTGCCTATGTCGGCGCTGCGGTCTCGTCATCCGACACCATCACCGCAGCGCAGCTCGGCTCCCTCGGCGCGTTCCTGGTCATCATCGACGCCGGCGGCTCGCCGGACACCGTCGGCTACACCGACCCCGGCACCACACCGGCGGGCACGGCGGCCGCGGCCTACACGAACACGGTGACGAACGCGACGTCCGAGGTGATGTACCTGTCGCCGAAGCTCGTGAACCCGTCGACGGGGCTGCTCACCATCACGCACTCGTTCACCAC